TCGGTATCAATCTTTGATCCCACCTTCACGGGCTCCGCTGCCTGCAGTGGCAGGCTCAGCGCCGCCAGTAACGCCGCTGAGCCTAAAATTCCCTTAGAGATAGTCATACCGCAATCCTCATTTTTTATCGCCCTTTTCAGAGGCTTGAGAGAAAAGCGTAGTTTAAAATGGCGAAGTTAACCGACAAAATGCGTAATTCGCATAAGGTTAGAGACCTCCCCCGCAGACGGGGGGAGGTCGCAGGAGGGGGTTACAGCAGTTCGAACTCACCTTTGTTTACACGCGCAGAATCCAGGCCAATAAAGACGTTGAATTTGCCCGGTTCAGCGTCGTACTTCATGCGCTGGTTCCAGAACTTGAGCGCATCGATATCGATCGGGAAGTTCACCGTTTTGGTTTCACCTGGCTTCAGGCTGACCTTTTCGAAACCGCGCAGCTGTTTCACCGGGCGGCTGGTAGAGGCCGTGACATCCTGGACATACATCTGCACCACGGTGGCACCCTCGCGCTTACCGCTGTTGGTGACCTCCACGCTGGCGGTCACTTTGCCGTCGCGCGCCATCGACGGCAAAGACGTCATCGAGGTGGATGTCATCAACATGGTGCTGATGGTGGACGGTGTCGACCGTCTGGCAGAGCACCGAAAGGCAATCGGCCTGTAACACCTTTAACCGGTCAGCGCCGCTGGCCGGTCATTACTCCCTTTCAGAGCAGAGACAAACATCATGGCAAACCCGAAAAAACAAAAACCTGACTTCACCGATACCGCCGGAAACGAAATCGAAACCGAAAATCCGAACGAAGTGATCCTCGATACCCCGCTGATGCGCGGTGAGCAAAAAATAGAGCGCGTCACGGTATTAAAACCCAATGCCGGAACCCTGCGTGGTGTGTCGCTGGCAGCGCTGGCGCAGTCTGACGTTGACGCGTTGATTAGAGTGCTGCCGCGTATGACGTATCCGGCACTGGCCGAGCATGAGGTCGCCCGTCTGGATGCGTCCGATCTGCTGCAGTTTGCCGGAAAGGTAGTGGGTTTTTTGTCGAATGCTTCGGCGCGCTGACGTTTCCCGACCAGTTATCGGTCGATGACCTGATGGCGGATATCGCGGTTATTTTTCACTGGCCGCCATCAGAGCTCTATTCCCTGACTGTGAACGAGCTCCTCACATGGCGCGACAAGGCGCTGCAACGAAGCGGAAAATACCATGAGCAATAACGTCAGGCTTGAGGTATTGCTGAACGCGGTCGACAAGGCAAGCCGACCGCTTAAGGCAATCCAGACCGCCAGTAAATCCCTGTCCGGCGATATCCGCAATTCACAGAAAAGCCTGCGCGACCTCAACGCGCAGGCATCCCGCATAGACGGATTCAGGAAGGTAAGCGCACAGCTCGCCGTGACCGGGCAGTCGCTTGCGAAAGCGAAGCAGGAAGCCGCCGCGCTGGCCGTTCAGTTCAAAAACACGCAGGCACCGACGGTCGCACAGGCACGCGCGATGGAGGCGGCAAAGAAATCCGCCGCCGACCTGCAGGTCAAATATAACGGGCTTCGTCAGTCGGTGCAGCGCCAGCGCAGCGAGCTCGCACAGGCGGGGATTAACACCCGCACGCTGTCGGCGGATGAGCGCCGCCTGAAATCCAGTATCAGCGAGACGACGGCACAGCTAGACCGTCAGCGGGATGCGCTGGCGCGGGTCGGTCAGCAACAGGCCAGACTGAGCGCGGTTAAAGAACGGTACGCATCCGGGCAACAGCTCGCCACCGGTGCGCGAAATGCCGGGATGGTGGGCGTTGGCGTGGCAACCGCCGGGCTGTATGGCGCGTCACGTTTTATCGCGCCGGGTATCGGTTTTGATAAACAGATGTCAGGCACGCAGGCGATCCTCGGTCTTGATAAGAACGACGACCAGCTCGCGGCCATCCGTAAACAGGCTCGTGATATCGGGGCGACAACCGCCTTTTCACCGGGTGACGTGGCGCGAACGCAGACGACGCTCGCCCGTTCAGGCTATGACGCCGGAGCCGTACTGGCGGCGACCGGGTCGACGGTAAACCTGAGCCTGGCGGCTGATGTCGATATCGCGGAAGCCGCCGACATCATCACCAATATGCAGTCAGCCTTTAACCTTTCCACGACCGAAATTGAGCGCGTGGCTGACGTCATGACCAAAGGTTTCACGTCCTCCAATACCGGGCTTGTTGAGCTGGGCGAGGCGATGAAATACGTCGCGCCGATCGCAGAGGCGGCGGGTGCCAGCATCGAAGATACGACGGCCATGCTCGGCATTCTGGCGGATAACGGCATCAAGGGCTCAATGGCCGGTACGGGCGCGAGCGCCATGTTTAACCGGCTGCAGGCTCCTATGGGTAAAGCCGTTGATGCGATTAAAGAGCTCGGCGTTAAGACCCGCGACTCAAAAGGGAACATGCTCCCGGTCGAGAAAATCCTGAAAGATATTCATACGTCCTTTGCGAAAAACAAGCTTGGCACCGCTGAGCAGGGCGAATATCTGAAGGTCATTTTTGGCGAAGAGGCGATGAAGGGCGCGATTAAACTCGTGGCCGCTGCCGGTGACGGGTCTCTCGCCAGCAAGCGCGAGCAGATCGCCGGGTCGAAAGGCACGACGGAGCGCATCGCCAAAATCCAGACGGACAACCTCGACGGCGATCTGAAAAACCTGCAGTCAGCATGGGAAGATTCGCAGATTGAGGTCTTCGAGAAAGAAGACTCTGCGCTGCGCCGCCTGACGGTTTCCGCGACCGATTTGCTCGGCAAGGTTGCCGCCTGGACGAAAGCTAATCCTGAACTGACGAAAACCCTGTTTAACGTTGTTACCGGCGCGCTGGCGCTGATCGGCGTGCTGGGCGGGATCGGGCTGATTGCATGGCCGGTCATCGCCGGGATTAACGGGATTATTGCCGCTGCCGGTCTGCTGAGCGTGGTTTTCAGCACTGCAGGTACCGCGATTGTCGCCGCCGTCGGTGCAATCAGTCTGCCGGTGGTGGCGGTTGCCGGGGCAGTTGTCGCAGGCGTGCTGCTTATTCGTAAATACTGGGAGCAGCTGGGCGCATTCTTCTCGGGCGTGGTGGAGGGGCTGAAAGCCGCCTTTGCGCCGGTGGCGGAAATGTTCGCGCCGCTCGCACCGATATTCGACGCCATTTCTGAGAAAATTCGCGTGGTCTGGCAGTGGTTTAAAGACCTGCTTGCGCCGGTGAAAGCGACGCAGGAAACCCTCGACCGCTGCAAAAATGTCGGCGTGGCATTTGGTCAGGCGCTGGCCTCGGCGCTGACGGCACCGCTCGACATCTTCAACAGTCTGAGCGGCAAGGTCGGCTGGTTGCTGGAAAAGCTCGGCGTTATCAAAAAGGAGTCCAGCAACCTTGACCAGACTGCCGCCCGAGCCGACAGCGCTACGCAAAACGGGTCTTACATTCCGGCGACTGCAACCCATGCCGGGTATCAGGCTTACCAGCCGGTCACGGCACCCGCTGGCCGGTCTTATATCGACCAGAGCAAAAGCGAGTACAACATCACTCTTGGGGGTGGCGTTGCGCCGGGCGGGAGCCTTGACCGCCAGCTACGCGACGCCGTCGAGAAACTCGACCGCGAAAAGCGCGCCCGCCAGCGCTCAAGCATGATGCACGATTAAGGGAGGGGATTATATGCTGATGGTACTGGGGTTATTTGTCTTTGAGCGGCGCACGCTGCCGTATCAGTCAATGCAGTATTCGAAGGACTACCGGTGGGCGTCAAATGACCGCATCGGTAAAACACCGGCTTACCAGTTTCTCGGAGAGGGGGAAACCGCGCGCACACTGTCCGGTGTGCTTTACCCGGAAATCACCGGCGGTCGCCTGTCGCTGACGGCCATTGAGGTAATGGCAAACGAGGGGCGAGCATGGCCGCTGATTGATGGCCTCGGCGTGATCCTCGGGATGTACGTTATCGAAAAAATCAGCCATACCCACACGGAGCTGTTCAACGACGGCGCGGCCAGAAAAATTGAGTTCAGCATGTCGCTTAAGCGCGTGGATGATTCTGTCGCGGCCATCTATGGCGACCTGAAAACGCAGGCTGATAATCTGTTGTCGTCTGCCG